CTCGAAAAATTTCAGTGCGCGCGGGTCACGGTGTTGGTAAGTCTGCGGCAGCGAGCTGGACGATTATTTGGTTTTTCTTAACTAAGCATCCGTGCAAGATAATTCTTACTGCTCCTACGTCGAGTCAATTGTTTGACGCATTATTTTCTGAAACGAAATCATGGATCAGAAAATTACCTGAAGCGTTACAAACGTTATTAGAAGTAACTTCTGATCGTGTTGTTTTGGTGAGTGCTCCGCAGGATGCATTTATTTCCTGCAGGACAGCTCGAGCTGAAACACCGGAGGCCATGGCTGGGGTTCACTCTGAAAATGTTCTTTTAGTGGTGGACGAGGCCTCTGCAATACCTGAAAAAGTTTTTGAAAGTGCGGCTGGATCCATGTCAGGTGAGACTGCATCGACGTTGATGTTAGGGAACCCAGTTAGAACATCAGGCACTTTCTACGAATCACATCATCGTTTGAAAGGTGAGTGGCACACTATGCACGTAAGTTGTGTTGATTCGCCTCGAGTTTCAAAAGAATTCGTTAAAGAAATGATGATTAGGTACGGCGAAGATAGTTCAGCATTTTTTGTGCGCGTCCTCGGCGAATTTCCTAAGATCGACGACGAAACAATAATTTCATTAGCCTTAGTTGAAGACGCGCAAATCCGTGAAGTGGAAATGTCCGAATTCACACCAAAAATCTGGGGCTGTGACGTTGCCCGGTTCGGAACTGATAAATCAGTATTAGCAGAGCGGCAAGGAACAATTATTAATTGGATAGATTCTTGGAAAGGCAAGGATTTAATGCAGTTAGTTGGATTGATTCACAGTAAATATTCTGAACTACCTCCTTCACAACAGCCTGTTGAGATAACTGTCGATGCAATTGGCCTGGGAAGTGGCGTAGTGGATCGATTAAAGGAACTAGGTTTACCGGTTCGGGGAATAAATGTTTCTGAATCACCTAGTATGCGGGGTCAGTATGCAAATTTACGCGCCGAGCTCTGGTTCCGTATGAAAGAATTTTTAGAAGCTCGAGACTGTAAAATTCCTAAAGATGAGCAGCTTTTTTCTGAATTAGTTGCACCGCGTTACAGTTTTACATCTACGGGTAAATTAAAAGTCGAAAGCAAACAGGAAATGAAGAAGCGCGGTTTACCTTCTCCTGATAAAGCGGACGCAGTAATTTTAACCCTGGCTTCAGAGCCAACAATCGCAATGTTTGGAAAGAAATATTCATCCAAACAAAAAATCACACGTAGCATTAGGTCTATCGTATGAATGAAGAATTCAGTTTACTCAATGAAGCGATCGAGGAAAGTAATCTCGAGAACGGCGGCATGGATCAGCAAGAGCTCCAGGGAAATGTGGCGGCTAGTATTACTGATGCTGTTCAGTACATTGACGATTACATTTCGCCTAATCGAGCTAAAGCAACAAAATATTTTAGAGGTCAACCGTTTGGGAATGAAGAGGATGGTCGGTCCACAGTTGTAGACATGACTGTTAGAGATACTGTTGGCAAAATAATGCCGGCATTGCTTAGAGTATTTTTTGGAAGTGAAAAAGTCGTTGAATTCGTTCCTCAATCCGGGGCTGATGTTGCATTTGCTTCCCAAGCCACTGATTACGTTAATCATGTTTTAACAAAGGATAATAATCTTTTTCTCGAGCTGCAAAGCTGTTGGCAAGATGCGTTGGTGAGGAAAGTTGGTGTTTTAAAATATTATTGGGATGAAAACCCTAACGAAGAAGGTTATGCATTAACTAACATCGATGAAAATTCATTAATTGCTCTTCAGGGTGATCCTGAGTTGCAAGTTAATATTATTTCCACGACGACTGAATCTCCAGAGCTCATGCAAGAGCCTGGATTAACTGCTGGCGCGCCAACGTACTCCGTTCATGTCAGTTACAAGAATAAAACAGGGCGAGTAAAAGTTAAGTCATTGCCTTGTGAAGAATTTATTATTAATCGTGAAGCGACTTCATTAGAAGATGCTACGTTAACTGCTCATCGACGCATGGCCACAGTAAGCGAGCTGGTCAAGATGGGTTACGATTTTGAATTCGTTAAAAGCAAAGCTTCTGGAAATGATGATTTTTCAAATAACATTGAGCGGAGAGAGCGGAACTCTGCATTAGATTATTCTTTTAGAAAAGATGACTCTCAAAAATTAGTTGAGTATGTAGAAGCTTATGTAAAAGTTGATTGGGACAATGACGGTATTGCAGAACTAAGAAAGATATGTTGCATGGGGGCAGATTATGAAATTGTACATAATCAACCTTTTGACAGACCTCCGTTTGCAACTTTTTGTCCTTCACCGGAATCTCATGTTTTCTTTGGTCAAAGCATTTACGATTTAGTTGGTGACATTCAAAAAATTAAATCAAACGTATTAAGAAACTCCCTGGACAGTTTAAGTTTATCTATTCATCCAAGAGTCGCTGTAGTCGAAGGTCAGGCTAACATGGATGATGTTACCAATACTGAGGTTGGCGCGATAATACGACAATCTCAAGTTGGGGCAGTTACGCCTTTCAATTTACCTTTTGTTGGAAAAGAAGCTTTTCCAATACTGACGTATCTGGATTCTTTAAAAGAAAATAGGACTGGAATATCTAAAGCTTCCATGGGGCTCGACGCAGAGCATTTACAATCGACAACATCGATCGGAGTCAACGCAACGCTTAAAGGCGCGCAAGCTCAAATCGAAATGATCGCTCGGATATTCGCAGAAACAGGAATGAAAGATTTATTCCGCGGTGTTTTGAAATTAATTGTTCAGCACCAGGACTATGAAAGAGTAGTTAGATTAAGAGATGCTTTTACACCAATTGATCCGCGTCCCTGGAACTCGAACATGGATGTAACAGTAAACGTTGCACTTGGTGGAGCGGATGAGCAGGAAAAAATCGATTCATTGACTGCGATAATTACGAAACAAGAAGACATTATAAATAAGTTTGGACCAAATAATCCTTTGGTAACTCTAGAGCAATACCGAAATGCTCTAAGTGCTCAAATTAACATGGCCGGCTTTAAAAACACTTCAGCATTTGTGAATGAAGGTCCGGTTGAATTACCAGAACCTCCTCCACCGAAACCAACACCGGAGGAGATGCTTGCTGATGTTCAACGTCAAAGTATTGAGGCAGAGATGCAGTCAAAAGCTGCTCAGTTAGAGCTCAAGCGGCAAGAAATGATAAGGGACGATGATTTCAGGCAAGACAAGTTAGAAGCTGAAATTAGTATGCAAGCTGCCGAGCTCAAGGCTAAATTTCCAAATATATTACTAACAAAAGAAGAATTATTTGAAGTTCTCCGGGCCCCGCGTGAAGAGCAAACTATTCAATGAGTATAGTGGATGACGGTGATCATGCTAAACGGATTTTAGAAGATGAATTCTTCCAACGTATTTTAAACGAATTACGGGAAGACACTAAGAGTCGCGGCATGGCCACAAAACCAAAAGAAAAAGAATTGCGTGAGGAAATTTATTACGAATTTCAGGCAATAAATAGAATTGAACAGAAATTGAAAACTTACAACGATAGAAAGAATTTTTTAAAAACTAAAAGGTGAATAAAGCATGGGTCTAGAAACTCCACGTAGTGGAACAATTCAAGAAGCATCCAAAAAGATTGTGAACCTTCTGACTCCAAGTGAGGAAACTGAAGATAACAATCCACCAGAGCAGCAAGATGAAGTTGTACTTGCCGAAAATGACCTAGACGGTCAGCCCGAAGAGCAGTTAGATTCGGAAGAGGAATCTCCAGGCTATACCGACGAAGCCGACGAATCTCCAACTTTTAAAATTAAGGTCAAAGGCCGAATTAAAGAAGTTACGGAAGATGAATTGGTTAAACTCGCTAGCATGGGTGAGGACTACACTCAGAAGACACAGGATATTGCAGAACAGCGAAGGAGGTTAGAGGCGATCACCTCTGAATCGGACGCTGCTAGGGCGAGAATGTCACAACTCTTACCTGAACTCGAATCCAATCTTGTTGAGATTGAAAAGCAACTCAAGGCCGAGCCCGACTGGGATGTTTTGTATAAGAAAGATCCTGTCAAAACAGCAAGGTTACAGCGTGAATTTGATAAAAAACGAGCTGAAAACCAGGCAGAGTTGGAAAAAGTGCGATTGGAGACTAAGCGTCAAATTGACGAAAATGAAGCCAACGCACGCCAGATACGGCAAAATCATTTAGTCGAACAGGGGAAATTGTTGTTAGAAAATCTTCCAGAGTGGAAAGACGAAAACACGGCAACCTCTGAAAAGACTGAAATTGAAAAGTGGGCGTTGAGCAACGGATTCCTTGATCAGAATCAACTCAACAATATCACTGACTGGGGATCTGTAGCGATTATGAGAAAAGCCTGGTTGTATGACCAGGGTAAGACCAAAATTGCTAAAACCAGATCTCGCACAAAATCTAAAACCCTTTCACCAGGGTCCAAGGGTTCGGCACCACGCCGTGATACTTTGAAAGCTCGAAGAGAGAATTTTCAAAATACACGGAAAATGAGTGATGCCAAAACTTTAGTTGAAGGCATCTTAAATCAATCTCGAAAATGAGGTAAATAAAGATGGCTCAGGTAACCAATACCTTTTCTTCTTTTAATGCAATAGGCATTAGGGAAGATTTAGCAAATATTATTTACGATTTAGCTCCTCAGGAGACGCCCTTTCTCAGTAATATAGGGTCAGAATCAGTGAGTAATACGTTTTTCGAGTGGCAAACTGATGCGCTTATTTAGATGAGCCTTTAACCGGAAACGGTTATCGAACATTGCGTGAATTGCAAGAACACCCTAACGTTAAGTCGAGGGCAATTTGCAGCGAAGCCTAACAGGAATGTTAGGAACGTTCAGAGACTAGATTATTGAGTCCAGACCGGACAATAAAAATCCAAGAGCGCGCAACTACCTTCGGGTAGGTGACATAGTCCGAGCTGCACAGTAATGTGCAGAAACGGTAATTAAAAAATCCGTGATAACAAAACTGGCATCTGCAGACGCCACAAACGCGCACATTGATGGAGACGATATCGCCAGCTTCACAGCCGTAACGCCAAGTGTTCGGCCGGGGAATCGCACCCAAATTTTGCGTAAAACCTTTATCATTGCTGATAACCTTCAGTTTCAAGACCTAGCAGGTCGAACTTCTGAAGTTGCTTATCAAGTAACAAAGCAAGGTAAAGAACTGAAGCGAGACATGGAAGCAGTATTGACTGCTAACGTGATTCCAAATGCGGGATCTTCGTCAGCGGCTAGACGTACAGGTGGGCTCAGTGCCTGGCTGTCGTCCAATAGTGTTTCCAACGGAGCTTCTAGCGGTACAGCGGGCGTAAATCCCGTGTTGACTGCGGGTAAACAAAATTGCCCCCTTCATTAGTAATAATGATTGCAAACTCTGTGAACTCAGGGGAAGTCCAGAACGGATAATCCTGATCCAAGCTCTGAAAAGAGAAGGTGCAACGATCATCCCGCAAGGGAGTAGAGCCAAGTGGCTCGAAGCGCAGAGCTACCTAATAGGTAGATGATATGATCTCGACTGCATAGGAATATGCAGCAGCTTAAAGCGGGAACAAATTAACGACTTGTTTCGAAGATAATCGATACCAACAACAGCACAGGTAGAAGCTACTAACAAGAGGGCTTTCACTGAACCCCTTTTGAAGGATGTGATTTCCAACG